ATTCTTGTTATCTGTATTTGTACTTGGCACATTCTTTCCGAATGACCATACCAAGAACTTAATCAGACAAAAAACAATAGATGAAATTAGGAAGATAGGTTTTTTTGAACCTAAGATTGAAGTTATGTCTAGCGAAAGGTTTATTGAAAGCATGAAGAAATGTATTGCTTTTCATAACCTAGAGATAAATCTTGAAAATCAAATACCAAGAGAACTTATAATTGCACAAGCAATAGTAGAATCTAATTTTGGAACATCAAGATTTGCAACAGAAGGTAATAACTTATTTGGAATTAGAGTTTGGTCTAAGAATGGAATGTTGCCACTTAAACAAGACGCATCAATTAACTGGAGAGTTAAAACATACAAATCAAAATGCCAGTCAGTTAAAGACTACATAAACATATTAAACAATAATCATCATTACGCAGAATTTAGAATTATAAGAAATAGAATCAAAGACCCTATGATATTAGCTGATACATTAGACAATTTTAGCACTAGCAAAGAATACGCAAATCATGTTAAGCAGATACTAACTAAATACAAAGGCAAGTTATAATGGCAAACGAAACTACATCAACTTCGTTAAACAAACTTTACACAAATAAAGTTAAAACAAAAGGCACATACAGGGTTTACAAACCCAAACCTTTAAAGATGCCAAGAAAGAAAAAATGAACTTAGATAAAATTATCTTTGGAAGCAGGATAGTTAATCTAAACTTTATTGACAAAGAACAAGCATCTAAGAAAAAGATTTTCGGCGAATTTGACTCAGACACAAACACCCTTACCTTAGACAAATCACTAGATCATATTCAAATGTCTAACACTATAATTCATGAAATCTGCCACCTAATACATGACGAATATAAATTAGATTTACCATTAAAAGCTGAAGAACTAGTATGTAATAGTCTAGCTAATGGTCTATGCCATATTCTTTATCAAAACCAAGATTTATTAGAGTTCCTTTACAAATCGTTAAAAAAAGCTTAATAGAACATTTAACGAACATTTCGGTTAATATGGAACTTATAAAAAAGAAGGTATCTGAACTTATACCCTACATAAACAACAGTAGGACGCACAGCGAAGAACAAGTAACTCAAATTGCATCTAGCATAAAAGAATTTGGCTTTACAAACCCAATACTAATAGACAAAGATAATTCAATCATAGCTGGACATGGTCGTTTACAGGCAGTTAAAAGATTAGGATTAGAGGAAGTTCCTTGCATATTAATTTCTGGGCTAACCAAAACACAAATCAAAGCTTTAATCATAGCCGATAACCAATTAGCACTTAACGCAGGTTGGGACTTAGAAAAGCTATCAGTAGAGATAGAAGGGTTAGAGGAAGATAAGTTTGATTTAAACATACTAGGTTTTGAAGATGATTTCTTAAATGATTTATTACACAAAGATAATTTAGGTTTAACCGATGAAGATGAAACACCAGAAGTACCAGCAGTTATTAAAACAAAGCAAAATGATATTTGGTTATTAGGCAATCATAGACTTATGTGTGGAGACTCCTCTTTAATGGAAGATATTAAAAAGCTTACACAAGATAAAAAAGCTGACATGATATTTACTGACCCACCATACAATGTAGCTTTTAATGGTAGGAGTGGAAAGTTTGAAGTTATTAAAAATGATGACTTAGAAGAAAACGAGTTTAACTTGCTTATAACCAGCATATTAAAAAACATAAAAGAATTAAACATAAACACATATTACATTTGTTGTAACTGGGCATTTTATGGAATCCTGCAATCACAACTAAAACCTAAAGCTTGTATAGTGTGGGCTAAGAATGTATTTGGCTTAGGTAAAGGATATAGACACCAACACGAGTTTATATTATTTGATGGCTTAATAGACCCTGATATTAAAAACGAATCAGATTTGTGGAAAATAAGCAAAGACACAAAATACAAACACCCAACACAAAAGCCAGTTGAACTTCCTTATAGAGCAATCAACAATAGTTCTAGACCAAACAATATAGTTTTAGATTTATTTGGTGGTTCTGGCAGTACACTAATAGCTTGTGAAAAATCAAATAGAATAAACCATACAATGGAACTAGACCCTAAGTATTGTGATGTAATAATACAAAGGTGGCAACAATTTACAGGCAAAGAAGCTATACATGAACAATCAGGAAAAACCTACAACTCAATCTGAGGTTAAGAAGGTAGGCAGACCCAGATTAAATATAGACCCAGAACAAGTTAAAAGGTTAGCTAGATTACATTGTACTATGCAAGAAATGGCTTCATTCTTTGATTGTCATATTGACACTTTAAGAGATAATTTTTCCAATGAAATAGCCAAAGGAAAAGCAGAAGGGAATATTTCATTAAGAAGGAAACAATGGCAAACAGCAGTTGAAAAGGGTAATGTAGTGATGTTGATTTGGTTAGGAAAACAAATGCTTGGGCAAGTAAATGAAAGACTAGATTCTGAGTCAGATGCACCATTACCTATTTATGATATAATTGAAGAACCTAAAGAAATATTGAAGATTAAAAATGAATAAATGCTTATTTTGTAAGAGACCAATGCTTAATAAGCTTGAACAACACATCAAAGCTTGTCATAAGTGTATAGTTGATTTGCTTATGAAGAAACATAATCTCAAAGTAAAGAAACAAGCACCTGTAACTTTAAACACTAAGAAATATGAAAAGATTTAGTCTTAGAAAATCTGACAAGAATCCTAGAGGTGGATTAACTTCTTCTGGTAGATCAAGATACAATCGTGCCACTGGAAGTAATCTAAGACCACCAGTACAAGGCAGACCAAGTTCGGCATTACAACTAAGACGCAAAGGTTCATTCCTAGTTAGAATGGGTAGTGCTAGAGGTAGATTATTTGACGAGAAGGGTAGAAAGACTAGATTAAAATTATCTTTAGAAGCTTGGGGTTATAGAGGTAAAAGTAAATCTGAAGCAGTTGCTTTAGGCAGAAGGTATTTAAGAACTTATCAAAACAGAAAGAAATAGGAAGTGGAACAAATGTGTGGTCGTAAAAAACCTAAGATGTTAGACAAAGCTTTAAGAGGAACGCATGATCTTGAAGTAACAATCTATAATCTTAAAAAAGAAATAGACAGATTAAACGAGGAAGTACAAGCAAAGGATATAGAAATCAAAAAACTACAATCAAATGATTAATGTCTTTATTGGATATGATAGCAAAGAGAAAATAGCTTATCACATACTTTCAGAAAGCATACTAAGACATAGTTCAGTACCAGTTAGATTCATACCATTATATCTGCCAAACCTAAGAGACTCATTCACAAGACCAAGAAACACTTTATCATCTACTGAGTTTTCATTTAGTAGATTTATAGTTCCATACCTTATGAACTATGATGGTTGGGCATTGTTCCTAGATTGCGATATGCTATTTAAGACTGACATTAAAGAACTATGGGATTTAAGAAATGATGATTATGCAGTTATGGTTTGTCAGCATGATTACGTTCCTAAGAATCTATCTAAGTTCGGCAATCAAATACAAACTGTTTATGAAAAAAAGAACTGGTCTAGTTTAATGCTAATGAATACAGCTAAATGCAAACAGCTTACAAAAGAATATGTTGATAGTGCATCAGGATTAGAACTTCATCAATTCAAATGGACTGATAAGGTTGGTGGCTTACCTTTAGAATGGAATTGGTTAGTTGGCGAATACCCATACAACACTAATGTTAAGAACATACACTTTACAGAAGGTGGTTGTTACTTTGAAAAGTACCAAGACTGTGAATACTCATCTGACTGGTTTAACATCTACACTAATACAGTTAAGATTCAGTTATGAACTTTATAACTGGAAGCGATAAAGACCACGAAGATATACTTCAATGGTTTATTCGTTCATACAACAAACATCTAACTAATAAACTTTACATAGCTGACTTTGGATTAGAGAACAGCTATCCTAATAGCATAGCATACAAACCATCAATGAAAGCTTGGTACTATAAACCAAGAATGATGTTAGAAACTTTAGAGAAACAAATATGCTGGATTGATAGCGACATAGAAATACTTTCAGACATATCAGACATCTTTGAACTATCAGCAGGGTATGATATTGCTGTTACTGAAGATTGGTGCAATAGACACAATCAATTTGCATCAGGTTTAGTTGTTTGTAACAATCAAGATTTCTTACAAGAGTGGAAGTTAGAATGTGAAAAGTTCTCAACTTATGGAGATCAGGAATGTTTAAACAAGATTGCACATAAGTACAAAGTTTTAACCTTACCTAGAGAATATCAATGGCTTAGACTTGCAGAAACAAACACAAACATTAAAACAATACATTGGACTGGAAAAGATGGAAAAGCAATTATTAGAAAAAAGATTAGAGAGTATTCATAGAAACGACAACATAATATCAGTACCAATTAACAAGGTTAAATATTGTAGTCAGATAGACAGACAAGAAGAAGATAAGAACTGGAGTGATGTTAGAGTCTATTCAAACAAAGACATTAAATACATTAATCAAGTCTTGCAAAGACGTAAAATCAAAACATTAGACGAACCACATATACTATACAACCCAGTTATATTATTAGCAGAACCTAATCAGCTTATTTGTATATATGGCAATAGAAGAATAAAAACAGCAATAGAAAATGGCTACACACACATAGACGCATTAGTTTATGAGGATTTAATTAAAGCTAGAGAAGTAGGTTCTAATATAGCATTAACTTATAAAAATATCGGCAAACATAAGGCAGATGCTTTACATTTAGACAGAACTGCAATAACTAAAATAGACAAATATATTATGCCTGACGCACCACAAATAATAAACGAATACGCAACACACCAACAAATACTAATTAAAGAAGCATTAGCTTGTAATGGAGATATATTAGAAACTGGTTGTGGTTATTATTCTACACCTTTGCTTTTAGAGATAGCCAAGAAAAAAGGAGTTAAGTTAGTTAGCATGGTAGAGAATGTAGATTGGGCTAGAAGATTTGATTATCTTGCTTGTGATAACTATGTCCAGTTACAAGTTAAGTTTAATACTGAATTATATATTAACCAGAATTATGGTATGTGCTTTTTAGATCACGAGCAATTTGTAAGAGATAGAATTAAGCATCTTAACAACATACTAAAACATACAGACACAGTTGTAGTGCATGATGCAGATAGAGTAGATACATTTGCTTTCTTGCATAAACCACATACGATAGAAATGTTTAAACAATTTACACCACACACAGCAGTTATTAGAAATGTCTAATCTTTACGATATATACTTAGAACAAGCAAAGCAGTATCACAAAGACGACAATAAGTGGCAAGGATTAGCTTTAAAAAAGTTCATACCAGCTATAAACCAAATCATTAAAGACAAAGGTATTGAATCAATACTAGACTATGGTTGTGGCAAAGCAAAATACCACCCTGAAGAATGGAACGCAACTAAGTATGACCCTGCTGTACCTGAATACCAAAACAAACCTACTGATAAATTTGATTTAGTTATTTCAACTGACGTATTAGAACACATACCAGTTGATAATCTTAAAGAAGCTATTGATGAGATATTTAGCTACTCAAAGAAATGGGTATTTATTTCTGTATGTTGTAGGAAAGCTATTGCAATACTTCCTAATGGTTATAATGCACACGCAACTATTGAATCAGCTAAATGGTGGAGAGAACTATTTAAACCTTATAAAAACTACACACTAGAGTTTTCAGAATAATGTTTAATCCTTACGAATACTTTAAAGGCAAGAATGTTTTACTAATTGGTAATGGTGAGAAGTTAAACCAAATAGATTATCCTAAATACAATTCAATAGTTAGAATGAATCTTGGAGTTCAAGACAAACCTTGTGATGTATGGATTAACAATCTAGTAAACGAGGGACACAATATGCTTAAAGAGATTCCACAGATACGTTGCATTGTAAGACTTAACTTTGAAAAAGAAGGAACAAGAGCAGATCGTATGCCTGAATGGGTTAAGAAAAAAGCTTGGCTATGGAACAAAGAAGAATACAACTTAATGACACAAAGATATAATTACCAAAGACCAACTACTGGATTTGTTGCAATCTATTGGCTACTAAATCATTGTGAGTGCAAAGTAACTATTACAGGATTTGATTTCTTTAAAACTAAGAATAGATATACAATGGAAGAAGTACAACACATTGGAACTAACAAAGGTTATAACCATGATGTTAAATTGGAAGAAGAAGTTATTACTAAACTTATTCAAAGAGGATTAATTAATGCCATTTAGTAAACCACAACTAGACGTATATACTTGTCCAAAAAGATTTAGAGTTCTTATTACAGGAAGAAGATTCGGCAAGACACACTTAGCCATGTATGAACTACTTAGATTCGCTAGTAGAAAACCTAACTCAAAGATATTCTATGTAGCACCAACTTATAGAATGTCTAAAGAGATTATGTGGAAACAACTTAAAAGACTTACTACTGAAAAGAGATGGATTAAATATGCTAATGAAACAGAACTATCTTTAGTGCTTAGGAATGGTTCACAGATAAGTTTAAAAGGTGCAGATAAATCACCAGACAATTTACGAGGAGTGGGATTAGATTTCTTATTGCTTGATGAGTATGCAGATATACCAGTTGAAGCTTGGACAGAAGTTCTAAGACCAACTATTTCAGATAAGCACGTTACTGGTAATGTATTGTTTATAGGAACACCAAGAGGATTTGGTAACTGGTCTTATGAGATATACCAGAAGGGATTAGGAGATGACCCTGAGTGGAAATCATTTAAGTACACAACATTAGATGGTGGTCAAGTTGATGCAGAAGAAATAGAACAAGCAAAGAAAGATTTAGACGAGAGAACATTTAGACAAGAATATTTAGCTTCATTTGAAACATACTCAGGAGTTGTTTATTACAACTTTGATAGAGAACAAAATGTTCAAGAATGTAAGTACGACAAAGATGCTATTATTCATATTGGCTTGGACTTTAACATAGACCCAATGTCAGCTTGTCTATTCCATGTTAAGAATGGCATAGCATATATCTTTGATGAGATAGTTATTTATAGTTCTAATACTGATGAGTTTATTGATGAATTATTATCTAGGTATAACAAATCTAAAATGATTGTTTACCCAGACCCAGCATCAAGACAACGTAAAACTTCAGCAGGTGGTAGAACAGATCTTACTATCTTGCAAAACTCAGGATTAAATGTTAAATGTAAATCTACTCATGCTTTAGTGCGAGACAGAATTAATGCAGTCAATAGTAAACTTAAAGCATTTGATGGAAAGAGAAGTATTTTTATTAATCCTTCTTGCAAAACACTAATTAATAGCTTAATGAAACAAGTTTACAAAGAAGGAACAAATCAACCTGAAAAGAACAATGGTTACGATCACATGACTGACGCATTAGGTTACGCAATAGAATACTTATTTCCAATCACTTCAAATTTACCTAAATCAGAACCTAAAAGATTTTCATAATGGCTTACACAAGAAAAGATATAGAACAGCAACACACACAATACAAAGGTATGATGCCAAGATGGGAATATTACATCAGATCATATTTAGGTGGTAAAGAATACCAAGACGGAAAGTTCTTACAAGAATACCAATTAGAATTAGAATCAGAATACTTTAAAAGACTTGCTTACACACCACTAGACAATCATGCTAGAAACGTAATTGATATTTATTCATCATTCCTATTTAGAGTTCCACCAACTAGAGAACTTGGAACATTACAAGACGACCCTTCAGTAGATCAATTCTTAGACGATTGCGATTATGAAGGTAGAACATTTGATGCTCTAATGAGAGAGATACAAAACTATGCTTCTGTTTATGGACATTGTTGGGTAATCGTGGACAAACCATCTACAAATGTAATGACACGTGGAGAAGAATTAGAACAAGGCATTAGACCATATCTAAACATCTACACACCAGAAAACATATTAGACTGGA